ATGGTAACCATTAAAATATATCTAAGAACCTATGGGAGCGACCCGGATAATGGAGTCGTGTGGTTATCCTTTTATGTTAATCGTGAAAAGGTGAACTTTTCTACGAAAGTTTCAGTTGACATCAAAGACTGGAACGATAAGAAGAAATGTGTTGGGGCAGGAGACAAGTTGGCAAAAGATAAGAACTTGATTATAGAAACTATTCTAGCCAGAGTAAACAATGTTTTTGTAAAGTATCGCCTCCGTGACAGGAAACTTACCAGGGACTCTTTTCTTAAAGCATATCATCGCCCGACTGATTATAACACTTTCTTTGACTTTGTGACGGACTATCAGAAGAAGGAGTCTCTAAAACTTGAAGATTCTACCTACAAGACTAATTTATCAGTAATAAAGAAATTGAAGGAGTATAATCCTAACCTTTATTTTGATGATATAACAAGTGAGTGGCTTGACGAGTATTTCTTCCATTTAATGCATAAGCTGGAGAATAACCAAAATACAGCTAACAAGAATATGGCCACAATCAAGAAATATGTCTTGGCTGCTTTCAACGCAGGCTACATGGATGAAAATCCTTTCAAAAAATGGTCAATCAAGAAGGGGCTTCCTTCAGGAGAGTACTTGTATGAATATGAACTGCAGAAGTTGATGGAACTGTATACTTCCGGAGAGCTGGAATACAGATATCACAAAACTCTTGAGTTATTTTTATTCTTATGCTTCAGCTCATTGCATATAGGGGATGCAAAAGGGTTGGCTTTAGAACAGTTCTCAGAGACAACTTTCACTTATTTTCGTATGAAACTGAAGAAGAGGAAGCCAATGCCAATCCAGGTACCAATCTCAGATCCGCTTCGGCAGTTATTAAGAAACATTGTTGGTACTAGGAAGAAGGGACCTGTTTTTGAGAAGCTGTGTGCTGATCAGACGATGAACAGGTATTTGAAAGAGATAGCTGCTATTGCCGGGATAGAAAAGCATATAACACATAAAGTCGGCAGGCATACCTTTGCAACCATCTTTTTGCGTAAGACAAAGGATATCGCTTCTCTGAAGGAGATCCTTGGGCATTCGGATCTGAAGGAGACATTAGTATATGCTCATGTGTTGAATGAGAGTAAACAAGAAGGAGTACAGTGCTTCAACAGTTTTGCCTTTTAAATTGTACTTTCGTACGGAATGGAGTTATTTCATTGATCTCTAGATAATAGCAGGCGCACTATTTTTGTACAATTTGGTACGAAAATAGTGCGTCTGCACCATTTATGGGCGAATCAATACTGTCGGACAATATCCAAATTCCTGAGCTGCATCAAAACAGGGACACATTTTGATCCATTCGCTCGACTCTACAATCCCGTTATCATTCAGATCCGGAGATGTGTCTCGATGGCCGAGAACTTCAACAATGGGATATTCCTGTTTGAGTCTCATTACGAGATCACGCATGGATTGTTTTTGAGCATCGGTACGAGTATCGGCTGCTTGCCCAGTCATATCAAGACCTCCGATATAACAAATTCCAATGCTGTGTTTATTGTATGATAAACCGGATGATCCTTTTGTGTTGCAGTGTGCTCCCTCGATTTGGAGAGATCTACCTTCTTCAATGGTACCGTCTAAATCTACCACAAAATGATATCCGATTTGGCTGAATCCACGTGCACGATGCATACGATCGATGTCTTTTGCTTTAAAATCTTGCCCAGCTTTAGTGGCAGAACAATGAATGATAATTGAGTCGATGTTGTTCATTTGATTTTTTCTTTTAATTATTAATATTACCTTTGCACCAATTCTGTAAGGGAATATTTCCCTTAATGTTTGTTTTGTTTGTGTTTGTCAGCCGCTAACTCGTGATGAGCAGGCGGTTTTTCTTTTAATAGAAGTGCATCCAAGCAGATACTTTGCGATCCATGATTCATAAAATACCTTTTTCATAAGTTTTGTTTTTAGTGATTAATAATGTATTATTTATGTCCTGGTACTTTCTCCCAGACTGTCAGTAATAACATACCATACGCATCCATCGTAGCGACTAACTCCGATAAACTGTATTACTCCTCCTTTACCTGTTTCTATTTTTGTTACTAATTTTAGTCCGTAAACATCGACATTTAAAGGGTGATACATCCTTCCTATAATCTCGACGATAGGGGCTATTCTTGTTTTTACAGGATTATCATAGACGGTAAGGACCGTACCAATATACTTTTCATCAGTAGGTAAATTGAGAGTTAGACGAGTAGCTGTATCTTCCCCTTTTGCTTCGAGATTGAAATAGTCAGATACGGTATATTCTCCGGTAGCAGCATTTGGGATAGCTCCTTCTTTAAAAGTTTTAAATGGTATTTTCAAGAATCCGGAGAATGTTCCGCTTGTGGCATTAATTTCACCGTTTACTGTAACTTTTGCTTTCCCATTCTCTACCGATACAATGAATTTGTTGTCTATGTTTATACCGGTGGTCATAATGGCTTCAACTAAAAGTTGGCCGCTAATCTGGACTCGTTCTCCTTCGATCTTGATTCCTGATTCATCGGCATTGATAGCAGCAAGTATCGTGTTGGGATTACCGTCCTTGTCGGTACCCATAACCTCAACCTTCCACTCTTTTGCGTTTTGGGTGACCTGGGTACCGATTTCTTTAATGATATCTCCCTCGGCATCAGCAACGGCTTCCTCGAACTTGGTAGTCAACCTTTCAGCAGTCAAGTTAAGCTCAGATTTGCAGCTTTCTGTTGTCACGTCAATCTCACCTTTTGCTGATATCGTTTTCTTCTGAACATTCTCTTCGAAGGTTGCGGTCAAGTTCTTAGCGGTGAGTTCTACTTCTGATTTAGCGGCATTCTTAGATGTCGTGATAGCTCCGTCGGCTTCCTTTACCTTTTCCTCTGCATTCTTATTGAAAGTAGCTGTTAGTTCTTCCGCTGAAGCCTGAATGTCTGATTCAGCAGATTCTTTTTTATCAGTGATCGCTCCGGTCGCTTCTTCTGTTTTTTCTTCTACTGTTTTCTTGAATTGAAGATCAAGCTGTTCGGCAGTCATTTTTAGGGATGATTCTGCGGATTTCTTCGCTTCGGATATCGCTCCGGTTGCCTCTTCTGTTTTAGTATTTACGAGATTAGTGAATGCAAGTACAAAGTCCCTTGCAGTGAGCTGAAGTGTACCGGTTGCTTCTTCTGTTGCTGTAGTGATAGCACCCAGAGCATTCGTCGTTTCAGTCTCGACTTTATGGGTAAAGTCAGCAGACAACTTTTCGTAATTGACATTAAATTCAGAAGAAAGTTCTTCGATTTTGGTCACATGTTCACCTGCGGTGGTAGCTGATCCGGCAGCAGAGCTAGCAGAATCAGAAGCTTCCTTCGCGTACTTGATGACTTCTTGCCATTTGCCGGTGATCCCATCCTCCCTGATTTCGAAGTCGCCGCGTATCTGAATCTCACGACCGTTCAACTCGTCTTCGATTGTCTTGTCATTGTGCAGGATGAATGTACCACGAATGATCACTCCATCGGCGATCAAACCAAACCATCTCTTAACGCTTCCTACAGCTTCCTTTGCCCAGGCAGGAATCAGACCGATATCTGCATGGCCAAGCGTACATCTTACATGTTCCGGATCGGAATAAGCCGCCCAGCTGTCGATACCGTCATAAAAATACTGGCAGTTTGTCCTTGATGAAATACGGATGAATGATTGACGTTCTGCATCAACTATGTTTCCTACTCTTGCAATGATCATGTGCTGGTAAGGGATACTGTCACCTTCAGCTTCAAGGAGAATAGACTGATCGCTGCCCGGATCAGAGATGGCGGTAAACTGTTGAACGGAGTAAATTGTGCCGGTGTTGCCGGGATTATGATAATACCCTATCAACAGGTCACTGTCGGCAAGCGGGTTATTGTCCGCTTCTCTCAAATCCGGATAGACAGTGAATGTCCCGTCTCCGTTATCGAAGTAAGATGCGATCTTGATACTGCTTGTGACTATTTCTTCATCCTCTGTTACCCGGATGCGGTTGTATACAAATTCATTTGTGATAAACTTCTCACGTACAAAGACAGATTTAAACTCAGCATTGCCGAGCTTGTCAATCAACCAGCCTGATACGCCTGATACGAATGTACTTACCCATTCATCTACTTCTTCACCGGCAGCGTTCAGTATCTTCTTACCTGTTGCTTTAGCGGAGGAGATAAATCCCCAAATACCGGTATTGATTAGTCCTGCCATTATTCTATTCCTCCCATTATTCGTATAAGCATTGCCACCTGCTTTTCTAGTTTATGGTAGTCAGCTACGGTGATTCTCTTTTTTTGTTCGACATCAGTTTTTGGTTCATCCTCTATGGTTTCTGTTTCTTCAATATCAGTTACCTCATCCTCTAGCGGTGTATCTTCGTCGATAAGAACGGTCTCTTGGTCAGCAGGATCATCTATCTCTTCATAGTGTTCAGGGAGTTCCAAAAGCGGTTCTTCTAGTTTCTCACCTGACAAGTAGTAGGTGTATCCGAGATAGATTTCATTCCCGAACAGCTGGCTGTCGGAAATTCTGCGGAATACTTTGCCTTCTTCCGCAGTGATATGGTTATTATTTAATTCGTCTATTTTCATATTATACCTCTTCATTAGGGAAATCGATTGCAAATTGACTCATAGGCTTGATGCTGTCGGCTAATTCAGTCCAATTAGTTGCTGTTTTATATGCTTCTACAGAATCATTGGGAACGTATATTTGGAACCTTACAGAGATATAAGACGAAGCGAATGTTCTTGCGCCAATAATTGGGGGAGTCTCTACTGTCGAAATGAAATATTTCATTTGACGACAATAGGCAAATGAATAATTTCCTAAATTCGGAACTGTAGCTGGAAGTATCACATGTTTCAATTCATCACAGGTGTAACAGAAATGCTCCATCTTTGTTACAGGGCAATTATCAAGCAAACCGGCAGGTAAAACCTTTATTTTTGAATATTGAAAACATCCTCTAAAGTCAAACGCTTTCTTATTATTAATAAATAGATTTGCTGGGACCGATTCCAATAAAGAACGTGAGAAACAACCTTCTGGATTACTCCAACTATCGGCTCCTCCAAAATAATATGCATTCGTACAATAGTAGAATAATCGTTCGGGAACGGAAGTGATTTTTGTATTAGCGAAACATAAGTTGAAATCAGAGGCGCCTACATTGTATCTAAATAAATCATCAGGAATTGAAGATATTAATGTTCCCTCAAAAGCTGATTTGAATGTGCTGGCATTCGTGCAATGGTCAAATAAGCCTACAGGAATTGATGAGATTAGGGTATTCCTAAATATACCTGAAAGACTTGTCGCAGCTACGCAATTGTCAAGCAACCCTTGCGGAATAGATGTTAAACTTGTATTATTGAAACAATAGGAAAAAGACTGTCTCTCTGTATCGTTTTTCAACACAAGTCCTACATACTTCAACATTGAGAAACCTGAGAAATTCAAGTTATTTACATTACTATTTCCGAGATCCCAATATGCAACAAGAGATAAACTTCTTTTTGTAATCGCATAGGTCACATCACTACAGTTTTTGATTTCTACCTGATGGAAATCTGAGTTATCATACGTGTGATCATAAGTCAGCTTCCCTGGCCCGACTGCATGATCTTCTGTTCCGTCTCCCCATGATATGATATAATCAGTGGCGTCTGAGGTGACATAGAGAGAAATGTTCTCTCCAGTAACAAGCATCTGAATATTTCCATTCTCTATCGGTTTGAAAGATTCAATATCAAGCCTCATGGCAGCGTTGACTGTAATGGCGGTTAAACTAACAGTAACGTTATCTGTTACGCTGAAATATCCATTTTTAGATACGGTGTATTCATGAGTTTTTTTGCTACCTATTACCAATGTCGTTTCTCCGGAGGCATCAGTAATCCCTGTTTTCCCATCACATTGAATAGTAGCTCCGGATAGAAGTACAGTGCCGTCTTTTACTATGAACTTTACTTCGACCGTGTTTGGTTCTACATATACAGTTAAGGATGTTGCAGACGTCCCAACAGTTATATTACCTGTCTTTTCATAATATGTGTCATGGGTAACAGAATATTCATAGGTTCCTTTTCCCAATGATAAAGTGCATTCACCGTACTGGTTAGTCGTTCCTGTCACTCCATTACATTTTACGGTAGCACCTTCAATGAGCGATGAATTGTATTCTACGATAAACTTAACATCCACGACGCCATATACATACACAGTGTTTGTAGTATCAGATGTTATGGAACCATATGAGAAGGTATTGCTTGCATATCCGTATGCAGACACGGTTCCGGATATAGCCGCACCTCCACGCGGTAAAGTAACATATCCGTCAGCATCAGAAATGTATGATCGGTCTCCAATTGTGACAGTAGCACCTTGGACATATACCGATTGGTTATAAACTCCTACACGAATCTTTCGTAATGGAATATATGTCACAGTATAACTCTGAGAACGTGTACCTGCTACAAGGTATGAACCCTTAAAATCTTCGTGATTTTCACATTTGAACGTAAAATCAATCGTTATGTTGTCTTCAGAAGTTACCTTGTAGGTATATTCGTTTACTTTCTCAACTTCGTAGGCGCATTCGAAGGCTGAATTAGCAAGAGACTTACGCTGAGAAGAACTGAAGGTGAAAGTCGTCACAGGAGCAGGTTTCAATTGACCATATGTGATAGCTAATTCGGGAAATGCTGCCTTCAGTTTGTTGATTTGAGAATCGGTAGCTACAGAGACATAACATTTACCGGTGATGATCGCCTTGTCTACATTGTTGCCGTTTTCGTCCAGTCCTTTCAAACTGATTAGTTTTATGATAGGATCAAGGGTAGATAATGTCCAGTCTACACCGATCAAGCGTACACGCTCTAACTTCATAGTATCAAGCGCAAAACATCTGTCAATTATGGATAAGACATTAGCCTTGTTGGTGTTCTCCCATCTGATTGTCGAAAGATTCCGTACCCCATCAAGGATTAATCCCGCATCAGTCAGTTCCGTTTGATTTCGGACCGTTAAATTTGTAATGGTATCCGGCAGGTGAAGCAACGTCAAGTTACCGCCTTCAGGCAATACTACAGCGGATGTTCCGGTTCCTTCCGCCCATATCTCGCGAATGTTGGAACATAATGCAAGGTCTATTGCTTGTTTCAGGTTCGGACAGTTACGGATATCCAACTTGCGGAGCAGGTTGTTTGCACCAACTGAGAGCACTTCCATATTCGTGTTTCGATAGCCTTCCGCTCCGGATCCGATAATCAGCTCCACCAGTTTGGTCATCTTCGATACGTCAACCGAACCGGGATACAAAGAGGATATATCCCCCAGGCTGCTGATCTGACCGGCGCCAAAAATGATCGTTTCAGTATCGTTGAACTGAATGGCAGGAGCTTTAATATGTACCGGTACATTTTTCTGTGACCGAATGCCGGCTGTATATGATCCGTACTGGACGTTGACATACTGCCCGGCATACGACGTGATGGTCATATCCGCATTAGGTTCTACTCCTTCCCACTCTGAAGGGGTGTACAGACGCAGAGTTGCGAAGTCATTCTTATAGTCTCCGGCAATGTATTTAGAGTCCATGTATTTGAATCGGTTGTACAGCCACCAGCGACGGTGCATCTTGCGGCTTCCCTGGGCAGCATACAGGTATGATCCATTCCCTTCATCGAGTAATGGACGGACATACTTGTACCAGCTGTCCTCATTGTATACTGCTTCACACCAGGCATCTCCCTGTTCGGTATCGAAGAAGCGGATACATTCTTCATAAGTGAGCAGCTTCTTTGACCGCATTTCAGCGTACATGGCTGCGATCTCTTTAGAATATGCCTGCTCGATGTTGTTCCAGAGAGTTGACTCTGCACCGTTCCATACATCCTTGTTACCGATCTGATCGTGGTACTCAACCGTATAGTCAAATGCTGCTACGCCCTCGTTGTTCAGTCCGCACACAGTATCATTATCATAGAAGATGCAGATCCAGTGAATTCCGTCGAAGGTAGTCAGGAACATATTCTTAGCACGCTGGTCGACCATCGCAAAGAGTTCCGTTATCGTGTAGTACGATAACATGAAATTCATGTCCAGGTACTGATCAGCTTCGGCCCGGAACTTCGTCGGGTTATCCTTTACGGAGACAAGCCAGTCAGTCAGGCGCTTTAGATTCGTGTAGTCTTCGTTTTCGTCCGGATAACGAGCTTCGAAGTCTTTCAGCCATTCTATATTACCTTCCGAGTCGACGGTGATATAGTCCGAACGTTTGAAGAGTACACGGTCGGAAGTATTGTTCAGGATCTCCCAACTTTCACAGCCGGCCTTGAATCCGAATGTTTCATTCGTTGACTTATCGTTATTGAAGTTGTATTTGCCCAATGATGTTCTCTCATCATCTTCTGATGTTTGATGCCACATCACCGACGGGCGACCGTTGACTGTCGTCCGGACGCGGGGATCTGCCTTCTGTGCTTCAGTAAGGAATCCCATGCCACGAAGAATATAGTCGATCAAACGGGCCATACCGGTATTGTGTACACCGCTAGATTCGGCGAAGTCCGCTTTGAAGCAGAATACGTTTACAGGTATTTCTTCTTCGAAGATGGCAACTTTATCGGCATGTTCACCGGTAGCGGTCATGGTGAATCCCTGCTTGCATTTTGTCTTGAAGTTCTTTCGAGGATACCACTGTGATGAAGTTCCCTGTACGTCGATCTCTACTCCGGTTGCTACCCAGCTGCGTTCAGGATATTCCCTGTCCTCATAGACAAGGGTGACAGTCTTCTTGTCTCCTTTGAAAGTCGGAAGCTCACCGACGATGGTGAATGAGATATTCTGATTCGCCAGCTTCTCATAGCTGAGATTCCCATAGTCGTCATAAATGCTGTTCCGGGCATATAGCTTGCGCTTCAGTTCAAGATTGTCCATATCGGCAATGTAATTGTCGAGAAGCTGATAGCGGTTTAAGGCATTGTCATAGACACGGATATTAAAGATATCTGCGGTACAGTCACTGCTGCCGATCGAGATCCCGGCCGGATTGGGCTGAGTAAAGTTGTCTTGTTCCGGATACTGGATCAGTCCGCAGATCTCACCGTTGATGTAGACGAAGATCAGCCGGTTCTCCGCTTTCTTTTCGATCACGAAGGAAATCCGGACACGTTCATCCTCTTTGAATTGTGTTTCGATAGAGGTCTGTTCTGATCTGAATATAGCTTTCTGTGCAGTCACTTCAAGTCCGATGCCGGCATTCATGCAGCTGAGGATGACTGAATCATAGTCGGTAACGTCTCTGGTTTCAAATTCGAATTCGATTGTTTTGCCGGTAGAACGGAAGTCGTTGGCAAAGGAGTTGTAGGGGATGGTTACACGTGCATCGCCATTAACGCGAAGAGCTACGAATCCGTCAACTGTCTTGATCCATCCGTTCGTTGCGTAGTTGAATGCGGTAAGTACAGCGAAGATCTCTCCGTAGTTCCAGATGTTTTTCCCTTCTTCGTTGTTGCTGCGGTTTACGGAAGTGAGGAAGAGAACGAGATCCGCTTCCTCCGGACGAACATCGATCTCTGATTCCGTAACCGTCAGGTTGAATGTTTTGGTCACAGATCCGCATGCTATTTTCAGTTCCAGTTCTCCGGGAGTTTCTGCCCGGTAACTCCATGTTTGTCGCGTGCGGTCGATCGTTTGATCACTAATTTCGATTCCATTAGCTGACAGGGTGATATCACTTGTCGTTGTAGCAGGATTATAAACGATGTAGGGAATCAGGAGTGTGCTGAATTGTTCGACTTCGGCAGTCCTGAAGGATGACGCAATAACCGGTGTGTTGTTTCCGGATACAATGCTGATAATATCATAGCGTAGACGATCGCTTTCTACTTCGGTATCGTTGATCGTTGCCGTCGCATAAACGTCGAGCGTATGTGCACCATGCGCCTGTGCCGGGATTGAATATGTCTGCTGACGATTAGATACAGATGTGGTGTAGGTACCCGTTTCTTTACCATCAACGACAAAGTGAATGGTTTTCTCTACGGCACCAAGCGGGGTATATGGGAATGAGATCGCTCCCACATAGGCTTTTGAATCATCGAATGTAGACGTTACGGCAATGCTTACCGCGTTGATCTTGAATGTCAGCTTGCGGGTAGCTCCGTAACTGTCGGTAACTTGTACAACGAGGACGTTATCACCGAGTATCAGGTATTTGCCTATATTGAATGAGACTTCGCCTTGATTGATTGTTTCGGAGGCTACCTGCTTATTGTTCAAAGTATAGGTTGCGATACCTTCGCCCGTTTCCTCTCCGGACAAGGTAGATGAGTATGTGTATTTTATCAGTGTCTCCTTACCATGAACGGCCGTTGCATTTGACGGAGTGACAAAGGCAAGCGTGAGCTTTGTTCCTCCGCCACCTGCGGCTGCTTTCACGGGATAGAATACACCTGCTCGTTTCTGCATCATGTAGTTGCCGTCCGGAACTAGATCGAATGATTCATCTGTGTTGTCCATCTCACCTAGTGAGGTAGAACCGAATCCGCTGTTTTTAGGAACTTCTGTTAATCCTATTGCCATAACATTACTATTTTCGGGATTTTCTTTTTCTGATTCAGTAACTCCATAATCGGTGTCGGCCATCACGACGACACCACCGGACAGCCGGGTCATTTTACCGACATTTAGCCCACCTTCGATGTCGCAGCCCTCTTTGGAAGTAAAGCCTTTCTTGAAAGTATCTTTGATGTCTTTACGTGCATAACGATCATCACCGAATGATTGAGATGCGACAGGCTCAAGTTTGCAGTGTACGCGCTTGTCTGCCAATGGAAGTGATTCGTCAAGAACAAGGATATAAACATTTGTTTTCCCATTCTCTTTTACAGTAATCATTTGTCCGTCATAAGGGGCATAAGCTACAGTGTCGATATTTTGCGCATATCGAGTTGCTTTTTCTAAAGAGTTCCAGGTCGATGTAGAGTCGATAGGGAGACTCCTGGTGCGCTTGTATTGAAGATAGAAACTAGCTCCTGCGATGACAAGGCTAGAACGTGGTGATACGTTTTTTATTTCAGATAGATATTCTACAATTTCAACTTGGTCTTCCATACTCAGACTGTTTTAAAAGTGAATGTATCCGGATCGTTAGGCATTGTAGCTTCTGCAATCCACATTTTATATTCAATAGCTTTACTACCGTTGGCCCCTTCTACCATAATTTTAATCGGACCTTCAGTTCCATTTTCGATGAAGTTGCCAGGATAACTGGTTAGGGTAAGCTCGGTGAGCATGTCTGCAGGGATACATACTGCAAACATAGACCATGTACCAATCGGAAATTTATAGGTACCGGGACCGGTATACAGTCCGTTTGAACTGAGTGCCCGTACTGCATCTGATGTTTGAGGCACAGTATTGCATACACCGGCAAACCATTTACGTCGAACGTTCACACTGATCTTATTATTTAATGTAATTTGCGGTAATACTCCATCAGGGCTAGCGTCGTAGACGACGGTTGCAGCGTAAGTCTCCTCCATTGTATAGTAGCCTGTCAATTGCCTTATTGCCTTCTGTTCCCCATTAACTTCTGCAGAAAACTCTAGTTTATTCTCTTCGATATAATCATAAAAGGCTTTACTCATGGGGCCGTTACCGTGTCTGTTGGCTGTGTAGGTTAGCTGTCCTTTGGCTGTCCCAAACTCAACGTCGTTGGACGTTGAAAGTTTACCTGTTAAAGATGCAGACTCTACACTGGTGAGCATCGTCCTGAAGATACTTTCGTATGTTGTTCCTTCCTTGAGTATGTCCCCAGGGTTTATATTCCCTGTCTTGGGCGAGGTGACGCGAATATCTTTGGACAAGCTTCCACCGGCTTTAGCCAGTGTCTTGTACCTTTCGTTCAAAAAGTCCAAGACACCGGCTAGTTGCTGGTTGGTTACACTGCCTTTGGTGATGGCCTTGTCTATGTGATCAATCAGAGAGTCTACAATATCTTGTGTTGTACTCATCCTTAATTGAATTGTTTACTGAAAACATCTGTATGAATTCTCGGATTATTGAAATCATTGCTATTTAATTCCTGAGTAAAATGTTTCTCCGAATCGCAGAATCTAAGTGTAATGGGTAGACTTTGAGGCGTATTCATATTCTTTGCTATTGCTAAACTATCAGCAGAAGCATTGACTTTGATTCCTCTGTTTCCGTATCCTATAAGATAGATCTCATCACTAGAGAGCATATCAAGAATAAACATCAGTTCCTTTTCTGTCTTGAAACCAGTCTGTACATGCAGATTGTCTACAGTGTTTACTCTCTCCCTGCTTTCAGTATAGTCATTTACTTCTTCATCATATTTCCCATACACTTCATCTTCTCCTTTGTCTTGATCTAGAGTGGGCTTCCCGGTAACTTCTATGCATTCATACGCTCCATAACTGTTTAAAAATTCGATATAGTATCGTTCCTTCTCTATGTTAGCAGGAGAAATGACGATGGTGACTGCCTTGCCTTCTACTGTGATGATTTCAAATTGACTGGCAAGCATATTATTCTTGCTGAAAAAATATTTTCTTAAGGCTTCAAGGTTAAGAGCATAACAGGCCCCGACTGTCAGACCCGAAATAACAGTAGAAATACCTTCTGCTACTTTAACCGTAAAAGTCGTTACTGGAGCAATGAATAATAATGGCCGTATTTCTGTTTCGCGGATAGACAGGACCCTTTGTTCTGTCCGTGTAGACATAAAGAAGTTACCGGCAGCATTCAATAGCTTCATAGTAAAAATGTTGCTGCCTGTCTGATTCAGATGCCTCATAGCTCTTTTGCTGATCCCACCGAGTAATACTTTATGTTGCAAGGTTTGTCGGTCACCTGTCTGATTATTGACTTCGATTGTGTATTCTTTGAGATTGCTCGATGTTGATAGGATGATATCGGTTTCTTCACCCGTATAGTGGGTTGGAGATAAAATAGCTGATAAGATCTCATCGATAAAAACAAAGAAATTTCCAGTTTCTCCGGATCCTTCGAAAATGACATTACTTTGATTTCGGATAACGTAATTGACAGGGGATGAAGAAGTGATTTCCAACTTTACCGGATTCCCTGATAAAGCCATCGTGCGGGGTGAAATTGCTGCTGTTAAACTCATAATTCAAACTGTGTTCTTACAATGTTCTCTGAGGTCACTACTACAAAATTCAGGTCGGCCAGGAGAGAAGTTCGTTCAATGCAGGGAGATGACATCAATGAATAAAAGTCTTCCATTGTTTTGTCTCCATTGCCTGGTAGAGACTGAAACTTCAGAAATACTCCGGAGACATTCTTTATTTCAGGAGCTGATTGTATTGTTTCCTTTTTTTCCATATGCAAATGTGTTTGTTTTTAATTGCTGTATAAAGGACAAGATTACATAGTGACTGCTTTGATCCCGGCTTCATATTGAAGTCTGATTGAATCTATCGAATCAGTATTTGCACCTTCAGGATTATCCACATAAAACGAGAACCAGTACTGTAATTCAGCGTCATAAGTATCCAGTATTTCCTTTTTTCCTAGTACTTCTTCTTTAGTTGGAGGCAGATACGAACTGAAATCATCTCCGGAAGGTTGGGTTAGTATCTTTCTGTCTAAGACATTAAATCCTCTGAGATCATATCTTTTTTCAAGTTGACTCTTTACTTGTGCTGCAGTTGCGGCGAAGGCATTATCTGCGTAGGAGACAATTACCCATTTAGTCGTTTGGGGTATCATTTTTACAATACCTTGTTCTTGCTCAAGATCAAATGGTTTTAAAAGTTTTGTGGTACGAAGGTTCACTTCTGCAGGTTTGTTCACTTGATAGGGTACTGTGTGCTTGGCACTCTCAATCATCAGTTTCTGACCAGACAATAAGATTGGCCGGCTGGTATCTATCTGAGTTAGTGCTATCCGATCAAGATTGATTTTACTTTTTAGAGTATGGTTTGCATGTCTTAAGATGGCATCCCATTCTTTAAAGAATTGATTGAAAGCTCCGTCCTCTCCACGAAAGACCAGTGAATATTTGAAAGTGTTCCCGTCGTTATCACGGAAATAATTACCTGCAGGGGTGCGGCAGAGTGAACTACCATAGTAATATCCTAAAGGAACATTCTTTTCATCAGTAGCCATTCCCATCGCAAAACAGAAGCAAAGCGGAGTATCTGTTTTTTGTTCATTGACTTTAGCTCCCCGGAGTGTTGTATTGAGATTCACTGTTCCGGCCATGTATTGCGGAACTAGTAAATTGTTACAGAACGTCATTGGTAGGCATTCATCTGAACTGGATATTTCTTCGTATTCAACGTTGGCCGTTTTCTTATCCCAAGCAAAGAAGTCACTGGATAAGAGAGAAACGTTTTGGGAAGCTATGTTACGCTTGTAGAATCGTCCGGTAGATGCCTGATAACAAATATATGTGTTATCGGGAACATACTCAGGAGGTGTGTTCTCTACTTCTGTGATGATTCCTTTATATTTATCAAGGAATTCTTCGAAAGATTCCGCATCCGTATAAGCTTCGTCAAATGAAGTGCTGGCAGATAATCTTATTTGCTTGGGCTGTTCGTAATTGGGTACAGGATCTGCAGCTTTCAGTTGTGACCAGTCTGCAAATGGGGAGCTGGAGAACGTGTCTTTCAGTAATTTGATTCTTGCTGTTCTATTATCCCCATTCACGAAGATCCTGGCACCAGTTCGACAGAATATTGCTTCTAGAAAATCGTTAATCGTGCAGTCCGGCATTAGGTCTTTATAGTTTATTTGACCTGCGACTGTGGCATCTGCTACATTATTAAGTACTACCATTTTTTTGAGCTGGTAGTCTCTCTCGAATGGATTCTCTATGAGTTCAAAACCATATGCTGAAAATATTAATTGTAGGATTTTTGAAACACGGATAAAAGGAGAAATACCATATCCTGCGGGTAACTTGACATCTGCGACACTGCCTGATATAACCATTTTCTCTGTACGTGCATTTTTCTTCAGCTCATACGCATTACCTATTTTTTGAATCGGATTTATGAATTCCGGGTAAGCGACATCGTCTGCTGAGTCATTCTTTACTTGTATGGGGAAAACATAATAGTCGGCTGGAAGATTATATTTCATAACATTATTAAGATGTTCTGTTAAAGCAGTAATGCCACCTGATGGTTTATATATGGGTAATCCGGGTAACTTTTTTAATGATATATTGTTCCAGGCTTCATACATTAGGCTTTCGTCAAATCCGATGTTGCTGACAATCCCTGATTCTACCGATGCTGATGTTATATTCTGCTTGCCTATGCGACGGTATATTCCATCTGCAATAACAGCCTGGACGTCTTTAGCCGGTGCATTAGCTATATCTAAGCGATTGATATGATCAACTATGGAAAGGTTATGCTTCGTTCCCGGTAACGTAGCAGCTATGGTCTGACTCCCTTTATCTGTATAAATAGGGGAGGTGATTTCAACTTCCATTTCGAAGTCTGTAGGAGTATCGTATATCCCTTTAGGTGTTTTGATGATTAGTGCCATATTATTGATCTCCTCTTGTGAAAGGTTTTTCCGATTTTAGTTTGATCTCTTCCGCATCATTGATATCGGATAAGAGAACGTAGTTTTTCGAAGGCTTGCCTAGTTTGTCCATCACTTGATCCATCTTATCCATTACTTTCTCTAGTTTGGCCTCAAGGTTGTTATTGGGACTTGGCGGAGTGGGTGAGTCTGTAGAGTGGCTGATGGAGTCGTAATTTCCTTCTGCATATTGTGGCACCCTTCCGGATCTTGCATCATTGATTGCTTGAAGTACTACAGGATAGTTGATATGTTTTTGGAGCCGGGACAGATCTTCAGAATTGATAATTAACTCTGATCCGTTTTCTGATATAAGTGAAGTACGTTTGACGATGCCTGTAGGGGCTTCCCCTATATAGGGGATATCGTGATAGCTGCGTCCGTCTTCAGCTCCGATTACGTCATACTTCCCGGCTGCTCTTTGGTTTATTTTATATTCAGCCTGGGGAGTACTTTCTGTGGAGGAACTTCCACTATCTCTTCTTTTTCCGATAAAGCCTTTCAGTGTAGATTTGGCTGTGGCGATACCTGCCGTAATAAGACCCGCAAGTATAGCTCCACTCGCTATTCCCCAAAAGCCCTTGGAACCAATCTCTTTAGCTGTTGCTTTTGCTGCTTCTGCAGTTCCTATTATACCTAGGTTTACAAGTTCGGCATTAATGATTTGGGCTATAACATCAAACATAATGTCAATCATCGTATCTGCGAATCCTTGCATAGCATTTTCCTGCCCGGAAATGATGTTCCCTAGAGCATTACCAAATTCTTCTCCATATTGTTGATAGATACGGAGTCTTTCTTCAAATTCCTGCTTGTCTGTTTTAAGTTTGTTTTTTGAATTTTGCTCATTGGCCTTTTGATCTTTTTGTATGCATTTTACCTTATAATCCAGCAGCTGCTTCTCTACTTGCTTCCGTTGTTCTGCATTTAGTCCTGCAAGAGAAAGCATACGTTCCAGATGCATGATGGTGAGCTGTTCCATCGCATCATTGTATGCAGCCTCGGAATTAAGATTCTCATCCTTCCCGGAAGCATATAACTCCTTTAATTCCTGTTGCTGACGTTCATAGTCTATTTTTTCTTGATCAATCAGCTCTTGGGTATGTTCTTTTTGCATCTTCAGCTTCAGATCATTGATCTGATTTTGGATCTCAATGCCTTCTTTAGATTTTGTACCGGCTATTTTCAAAGAATTCTCTAAGTGTTCCATTTGAAGACATTCTAATTCTTTGTTAAGTTGCTTTTCTGTCTGAAGGGTTTCATCTCCTCCTTCTAGGTACATTGCTTTTAAGAAGGCTTGTTTTTGGGTATATAGTATTTTTTCTCGTTCGAGTCGTTTTTTAAGCGCTTTTTCATCATCATCGTCCTCTTTTGTGGTAGAATTGTTTTTTACAGGCTGAGGTTTCTCTGATTCGATCTTGATGAGTTTTTCTCTGGATTCCTCTATATGTTGGTTTAATGTTTGGATTTCTCGATCTAATGAACGCAGTTTATTTGTTCCTTTGTTTATATATTCATTGAGTACATTATCAGCCCAAGCGTCAGTGGTAAGTCCCAATGATGTTTTGAAACCATTTAGCATATTGGCAGCTCCTGCTTCTACATCAGACCAAAAGCCGTTGTCAGGTCCGTTTTTACCGAGATCATCCTTTCTATCTCTCAGTTCACTAATTTTCTTTTGAGTTTGTTTTATTTCCTCTAGAACAAGAAGACTGTCAACGTATGAATTTACAGCAGCAGTAGCCTGCTCCGTATTTAT